GCACAATTGTAAATTCGATTAGGCGAAATTTCAATAGGCTTTCCTCCAAACTGTAAACTTCGCATCGAAGGTAACACCTTTTTATCATACACAAACTTATAAGCTGTTTCAATTTCATCCTTAAGTTTTGGATATTTTTTAATGTGCATGTTTTTGTTACGGGTTACTAACTCTTCCCAAGTTTCTCTGCGATTTAGTTCAGGCATATATTTTGCATATTTCATATACACTGTAATGTCCGAAAGAATTTTGTTTGAAATTTCCATGTTTTCCTTTACTAATTTTAAAATGTTTATAGATAAAAAAAGGAACGGTAAACTCCGATCCTTCAATTTATTATAAATATACAGTTACCCCAAGGATCCGCCAAGATCTTTGAACTTTTGTGCAAGATTTCTTTTCACCATTGTTTCTCCTGTTTTCATTTGCTGTGTAGTCTGCTTGCCTTGTGTGGTTTGTGGTTCAAAAAACTGGAACTGTCCGTTGTTAGTATTAATTTTACTTGGCAGTGTGACACCATCAGGACCGAATCTGTTTTTAATAACATGTCCTCGACCTGTGCCAGAAAGTTTGTCTTCTACTTTTCTGGATAATGACATCAAGAAATCTGCAACCATTACTTTTCCGTATGAAGATGCAATCTTGTCGGCTTCTATAATATCTTCTTCTAGTGCAGATCTTCCTGCTTGAGATGCCGTCCATACTGGTATTTCATATTCTCCTGCCATACCACGCAATTCTTCATACAAATCTTCAAGTGCTTCATGCTTATCTTTTTTGCTGTTAACTTTTAAAAGATCTGCATAATCCACAACAATTAGATCCGGCTTAGCTCCAAGCATAATGCTTTTTTCTATGTGTGCTTTCAATCCCATTACTCCGGTTGACTTGGTTGGAAAATATTTGATAACCAATTCTCCTCGTAACGATTCCATTTTGTTTTCTATTTCTTCAATATGGTGTTTCAAATTCTGTGCACCTATGCCTGTTATAACCGAATCATATCGTTGTCCGACATAATCCTGATTTAACTCTAATGTATAATGTATAACGTTTTTTCCTTGTCGTACTGCGTTAGCTCCAATATTAATAAGTAGCCATGATTTACCTATTCCTGCAGGTGCCATTACTACTCCTAATTCTCCTGGAGCTAGGCCGCCATCCATTAAATCATCTATTACATCCCAACCGGTTGTAACAGTGTGTCTGGCTGCTTCTTCATATCTCATTGCAACTGACTTTTTGTATTCATGTCCTATATCAGTGTCTGCTCCGGCTTTCATTGCCGAATCAATTTTAACTTTTATAGCATCATAATTTCCGTTTTGTAGCAGTTGGACGGATTCTTGAATAGCATATTTAATTTCTTGATTCTTGCAGAATTTGAGTATTTCATTTTTAACGAAATCTAAATCCGAAGATTCCATATAAACAAACACATCTTTGAGTTGTTCTAATATAGCAGTTTTTAAAACGTCATCTGTTATATCAGTTATCTTAACTTTGAGTACGTCTTTTGTAGGTGGAGTTTTGTATTCTGCAAAATGATTCAATATTATTTCTAATATCCATATGTTCGATTCTGATTCAAAATATTCTGGTCGAACTATGTCTGCAATTTGTTGTAGAAATGACCTATCCACAAACATTGCGGCTATTGCCTTTATTTGAAATGTTTTTCCGTATTCATTTAATTTATCGGTCATATTAATATGATATTGAAATTTATGGTTATAACCAAATTAAATGGCATAAATATTTGCATTGTTTCTCATGTATCCTTTGCTGTTATCCATTCCGTATCCAACCAACCATTCTTCTCCAATAGTTTTTCCAAAATATGCGGCAACTGTTGGTATCGGCGATGATTCTCTGGTAACCAGAGTTACTAGGCTGATTGATTTAGGATGTTTCACATTCAGATAATCGATAACTGCTGCAACGGTATTTCCGGAATCATATATGTCATCTACTATGTACACGTCTTTGCCTTTGATAGGTATTTCTAGGTCTTTTGTTATTTGTATGTCACCTTGCTTTTTATTGTGATATGATTTAACACGCATAAAATCACATTCAATGTTGTCTGGCAAACATTTTACTAGGTCTGAAAAAAACATGTATCCTCCGTTTAGCAAACAGATAAACACTTTATCAGTTGTTTCATCCCACTCTGTTTGTATGCGTTTAGCAACAGTTGCAACCAGTTGCTCTATTTCTTTTTGATCTATAAGTATTTTCATTATTTGTGAGTTTGTTGTGCGAATGCGTACAATGATAGCCAGGTGTTGTTCAACCAATCCGGAAGATTCTTCATGGTAGTCCACATTTTATCTTGCATAAATAATTTTTGAAACTCAATTTTATTTAAACCAGGTATTGGAGATTCAACAATATGCCGAATATTTGATTTATGTGTAGCTGATATATCCAATTCCTTTAAATTCATTAACAGGTAATTCTTTCGCAGTGTTTCTTCACATTCTGCAATCTTTTTATATTTCGTAGATTCTGTTAATAACCGTTTAGATTTATCCAGTATATCATCGATAGTAAACGGCTGGAAGTCTGCTAATTCTGGTAGAAGCTTTGCAATTGTCTTTGGACCGATTCCAGATACACCTGGTATATTATCTGATTTATCTCCTGTAAATGATCTGTAGGCAACATAGTTATTTGGATGAACCCCAAATTCATCTAATACCGTTTCTGTGGTATACATTCGTTTCTTTATAGGACTCCAAATCTGAACTTGGTCATCTACTAATTGGTAAAAGTCTCGATCTGTGCTTACAATAGTTATTCGTTTACTAATGTCCCGATACATATCAGAAATATATGTTATGGTATCATCTGCCTCAATTCCATCGATTGCTAGAAATGTAACTGGTAAACAATCCAGATAAGATACTAACCGACTAAACTGATATCGCATTGCTTCCTGTTCATCTTCAATTGTAGCAAACTGATTATGATCATGTCTACGTAATCTTGTTTTATTGGCTCGGTTAGCTTTATAATCTTTATATATTGATTTTCTGCGACGAGAACCTCCCCTACCATCAAACACAATTATACAACGCGACGGTTTAAAATCTCTTACAACTTTTCCAATGGAAAACAAGAATCCGGTTATACCTCCAATATGTTCGCCATCTTCATTGGTCGATGGAGTGGCTCCAAATGCTCGGATAAAAGTATTTAAACCATCAAAGACTAATATATGATCATTAACGTTAGATGGGGATTCTGCTTTTTCTTTTTGTAATTCTTTAAATAATTTTTGATATTTGTTCATAAATATAATATATGAAAATTATTGTGTATAAACAAGAAAAACTGGAGATTTCTCCCCAGTTCCTCAATCTTGTTTTTTAAAGGATTAAATTATCCTTCTTCGTTGATTACTTCTTCGTCAACCGTAACATCATCAATTCCTCCATCGATACCTGCTTGATATTTGAAAATATAGGCATCACAAATTCTTTGATATAATCGTTCTCTGATAGCTGGATTATCTGCTACCTTTTCCATGAAATCTTTTGATTGAAATTTAACTTCATCTAAAACTTCGCCAGTTTCTAAATCTACATCTTGATAAGTGTACCAAGCTCCTGCTTGTGAAACTAGTTTAAAGTCTTTCATTACAGTTAGCCAACCTCCATAATTATCAATACCACTATCAAAATAGATATCATAATCAACACTACGAAGCGGTGGCCCCATTCTGTTTTTAACAATTAGACATCTTGTTTTAATACCTACAACTTGTTCTTTACCGTTAACTTTTGCTTTGATCTGTCCTAATGATTTTAATCGCAAACGAACAGAAGCGTGGAATGGCAGAGCTTTACCTCCAGAAGTAGTCCATGGATCTCCAAATGATACACCTAGTTTCGTTCTAAGTTGATTTGTGAATATCAAACAAATTCTTTCTCGAGCAATCCAGTTAGTAACTTTACGCATTGCTTTTGAGAGAATGATAGATTTACTAGTTGCATAACCATCTTTGTCATATTCAGCATCCATTTCAATTTTAGTAGATGCTCCCATTACTGAATCAACAATTATTGTAACTAATCGGTCTTTGTCTGATTTACGTACATTCTCAACAATCGTTTCAATAGTTTCAAATATCTCTTCAATTGTTTCAAGTGGAACATAAAGCATTTGTTTCAAATCGACTCCAATAGCAGTTAAAAACTCTGCACTAGAGGCAGCTTCGGTATCAATATAGACACCCAAGCCACCTTTCTTTTGTGTTTCTGCTAGTGCATGTGCTGCTAATAAAGATTTCCCAGATGCTTCTAAACCTGTTATTTCGGTAATTCTTCCTACTGGGAAACCTCCATGAGGCCGATTCGAAATTGCCAAATCAAGCATAGAACAGCCAGATCCAACCCATTCTTTTACATTTGTTGGAGCATCGTCATCTCCAGCTAAAAAGAATGCAGTTTTATAATTCTGTCCTTTAAACTGTTTGTTAATGCTTTCTGCTAAGGTTGATGCTAATGAATCTGTTAGTTCATCCTTAGACTTTGACTTTTTCTTGGCCATAATATAACCTTAAATTAATTGTTGAATAAATCATTAAATGCATCTTCGACATTTGTGTGAGTCTCAGTCTTCTGTTCAGTCTCAGCAGTTGCTGTTTCTGTGGTAGCAGGAGCTGATTGATTAACGTCAGCATCAGCATTTTCTGGATTCATCCACGCTTTAAGAGCATCTTCAAGATCTGAATACTCAGGCTCTGGATAGATATCCTCAATCTTAGGCTGCTTCATGATAAGCTCTGCAACGGCTTTATCTTCAGTAGCTGCAGATTGATTTGGCTTCACACGAATTGCAGTCTTAGGATATCCTCCTCCTTCTGCAGGTGTAAATTCTACATCAATATCACGTCCATTTCTCAAATCAGTGATATCTCCATAATCTGGATCAGCAATGATCGAAAGAAGTTCTGTGTAGATTGTTTTTCCAAATCCCCAAAATTTAACACCTTCTTCTTCTTTACCTCTTACGATAACAGGAACATAAGTTCTCATCTTCGGCTCAATTTTGCGACCCATTACCCAATCATCTTTGTCGCCGGTCTTTTTAAGTTTATCAGCGAATTCTACAATTGGATCTGGATTACCATGAGTAATCGGTGAAAGCATACTACGCTTTGGAATGTCGTAGTGAAAATAAAGTTCCAGGAATGGATTTTCTTTGCGGTGAACGTAAGGTACAATGCGGATACGCTGCTTGCCCTCTGTTGGTCGCCATAGGTTAGACTTCTTGTTGTCTTGATTGTTAAGTGAACTTAGTTTGTTCTTAATTGCATCTAAATCTAGTGCCATAATAAGTACTCCTTAATTGTTTAAATTAGTAAAAAGATTAATTATTTAAATTATTATAATAAGTTTTGGACGTTAATCCAAGATAAATGTTTAATTGATGTTTAAGTTATTAATTATATACCTTTTGACTTTTGCCATGGGTGTACACGATACCCATAACTGCTCGTATCTCCTTGTTCTATACTTCTTGCGTGTTTTAACAGATGTGATAATTTACTCGTAACAGTATTCAAAATACCTCTAAAATCTGAACGTGTTTGGACGGTTGGATACAATTCTCTAAATGCGTTCATATAAGCAGTCATAGTTGCTGTTCCAGCTGGTTTGTCTTTGTAAATAGAAACAAGGTCACGAACATCATTTTTAAATTCTGACATATCAAGACGTTTTGGTTTGATAAGCTCATATGACTTAGCTAATAGGTCAAGAGTTTGTTCGGAATGAGCTGTATCCGCTTCTGGGTCAAGCATTGGAATTTCGCCCTTTTGTCCTAAAGATTGATATTCTTCTTGTTCTGCAAGATTCTTGGTTGCGAATCTTTTCATGTTTTCTGCTAGAATATTTTTTTTCATATGATGCCTTTTACATATATAAATATAAGTATTTTTAGTTTTGTTACCAAGTAATCTTGCGAAAAAATTTCAATCTAATTACTCGATACCCAGAATCTTCATCTGTTAAAATAAACGAATTTTCAAATTTTTCCCATGGTAATATGAATGATTTGTCTAATATGCCATTGTTCTGACTACGGATTACTTCATTCATTGCATTTACTGTATATAATGTATTAGTTTCTTTTTTTCGATGTATGCTGATTGTGTTTGCTCCTCGTTCTCCGTAAATGTTTGCATTGTATGTGCAATACAAATCATTTTGTCGTTGTTCATTCGAAAATGCAAATATTCTTCGTTCTGGTATTTCGTATTTCGATTGTATATAATCTGTTATTATATTCAAATCGTTACGATGTGCGAATGTACATAATAACTGTGTTTTCAATTTCTTATCCTTGTTCTTGTAAGTACGGGTAACCTTGTGATGCTGGTGCTTCACGCAGTACAAAACGGTATCTTCCTTGTGATAGATTGTCGATCACAAAATTGTTTGGCAATCCAATGTGTGGTTGTGGATTTCTATAATTATACCAAACTAATCCTAAAATATTTGTAAAAAACTCATTCTTAATTGTATCCAATTCAAAAACAAATTGTTTTGGGTTTCTAACAAATTCATTTCGTTCTATACGCTTAAACCAAATAACAGCATTTGTATTTTCATTATTAACAGGTTCTCCAACATATATATCAGCAGTATCATCTTCACCTGCTGCCAATTGTATTTCTTCAGCATCATCATCAGATATCCAATATGATTGTTTTTGCCCGTCAGCATTTACAGTCATTCGAGTGTCTTTTACGTCTGTATCTAGTTTTGTTTTATAAAATATTGTGTGTAATTCTTTGAATCCTTCATACCAATTATGAAATGCAGATTTTTTCCATTCATATGAAGCAAGTTTATCAGCATCAATTGCTTCTGAAAATCTTGTTTCAAAAATCATAAGCAACTTTTTTAATTCTTCAGCTGAAGATTAATCTACCATATGCTTTAAACTTTGATATGGATCGCCAATTTCATTTAGTGGAACAACAATATTTTTGTAAAAATCTTCAATCTTTGCCGTTAATGCAAATTTGGATGCCAACCCTTCTCGAGCTGGGTCGAATTTACCTGATTTTAATTCTTTAACTTCCCACTCACCATTTTACATAACAATATCATGTTGGGCTGTGCCGCCTGGTTTTGAATCTCGAACGCCTAATAAAATAGATACTTCACCATTACCCATTCCACCTCTTGCACCGCCAACGTTAACTAAAAAGAATTTTTCAAATGCTTTCCAGCCTCCATTTACAAATGATTCGATTGTATGTGTTCTAAAATTTTTGTTAAAGTTTTGTTTATCAGATTCTGATAGTTGATTGTATATTGTAATGATTTGTGTATTTAAATCAGATGGTAAACCTATAGACGCAATTTTATCATCGATTGTTGTATCAACATCTTCCTGTTCCGTAATTATGTTACCTGTTCGAGCTTGTTCAACAATTCGTTGAATGTCAGCAACATCTAAATCAGTCATTTCTGATAAGACTTTGCCTAACTTATGGTAATCTGAATCCGTTTGTGGATAGCCGGCCGGAAGTTGGTATCTCCATTCTAATAAAATTTTATTGATAATATCCATAACTATGATACACTCTTCATTTTACTATAAATATCTCCGTACTTCAGTTTCACCGGAAAGTTTCCTTCTTCTAACATTGTTCTTAATGCAGGGACTACTTCTCGAGCTTCTTGTTCGGAAATATCGAATAATAAACTGTCGTATGTATACAGTATAAGGTTAGATACTTTATCTTTTAAATAGTTAACAATCCGTTCCATTTTACGGACTGATACTTCTGTTTCCAATGCCTGTAAATAGTAGTTGAACAATTTATTTGCTGTTACTCGTTCAACACCTTCCATTGTAATTGGTCTTCGTTCAACTGGTGTTGTGATGTATCCTTGTTTTTTATATTCGCCCCACAACTTCCAAATTAAATCATTTACTTGTCGGAAATATGGTATTTCTAAAAACTCTTTATCAATACCACCGTACAACAATCTAAACGTTATTTGTTTGCTTTGTTCATACTGCTCTTCAGTAAGTGTCGTTGTATCAAAATAAAATCGACCAAAATATTCGTGTACACTGCCTGCAGGCAATTTGTATTTAATTAAACGAGCAATCAAACGTACGTGGTATGCATCAAAGTCCATTTCA